CCGAAGGCGGAGCCGACCTCGCCCACTACACCGACAAGCTCAAGAGAGCAGGAGGAGTTTACATGGGGCCGGCGGACGGCTCTTTGGACTTCGCCACGGTGATCGAGCAGTTCCACGACCTCGCCACAACGAAGCACGGTTACCGAACCGTCATTGTGGACAGCATTTCCAAGCTGTTCAATACGTGTATAGCCAACGAAGCGGAACGACTCGGCGACAAAGACGCCTTTGGCGCGTCAAAGAAGCCCGCCATCGCGTTCATGCGGCGGCTGGTGGCTTGGGTCAACCGACTGGATATGAACGTGCTGTTCATCGCACACAGCAAGAGCGAGTGGGGCGTGGATTCCAAAGGCGAACGAGCCGAGATCGGTCAGACGTTCGACTGCTGGGACAAGCTGGAATACGAACTCCACCTCGCGCTTGAAATCTACAAGCAAGGGCCAAGCCGGAAAGCCCGCGTTCGCAAGTCTCGCATGATGGGATTCCAAGATGCGGCTGTCCTAGATTGGAGCTTCGCAAAGTTCTCGGAGCTTTACGGTAAGGACATCATCGAGAAAGCATCTACCGCGATCACGTTGGCGACAGCGGATCAGGTGGCGGAGATTGAGCGGCTGCTGGAGGTAGTCAAGATCGACCCTGCGGACGTAGAGAAATGGAAGGTCAAAGCAGGGGCCGAAACCTTCGCGGAATTTACCACCGAACAAGCGGCGGGCGTTGTCTCAGTGCTGACCAAAAAACTAAACCCAACTAAGTAAAATATGAAATTCACACCAAAAACTAAAGAACAACTCGACGCGGCAGACCTTATGCCGAAGGGCGAGTATGACGCGGAGATTCTTACCGCTGAAGAAACCAAAAGCAAGAGCAGCGGAAAACCGATGTTTAAGGTCAAGCTCGGCGTTTATGACACAGGCGGGCGGCAGCAATGGGTGTTTGACTACATTGTATTTGACACCTACAAACTGCCTTCCATTGCCAAGGCTTGCGGACTAGCTGCACGATACGAGGCTGGCGAACTTACCGCCGAGGAACTGCAAGGCCAGGACGTTCGCGTCAAGATCGGGATCGAGCCAGCAAGCGGAGAGTTTCCAGCTAAGAACAAGGTCGCTGATTACGTCTATAAAAAGGAAGGACAGGAACCGGAGAAAAGGCCAGCCGCAACAGTAAAGCAAGAAGCAGAAGCACAGGACGATATTCCGTTCTGATTTAGAAAACCAACTCCGACGCCGAGCGGAAGAATCTCGGCACTTTTTTCCAATGAAGAAAACAAACCCAAAGAAACCGCAAACAGAAGCCGACTGGGCGGCTTATCTTTGTCAGCTTTCTGTCGAGGAGCTGTCACTCAAAGGAGTGCTGGAACTCATGGTCGAGCGAGGCGCGAAGGCATGGAAGGATGTGCCAGATGCCAGCGCATGGGTGGAAGAGCAGAGAGGCAACGACGCGGCATGAGTCCAATAGAAATGACCGACGCAATGCGGAGATGTATGCACCGCGAGCCAACCCTTAAAAACCAAATGCTAACCATAACACTAACGATACCGGGAAAACTCCCGTCCCTCAACGCGCTGCTAGCAATGCAGCACTGGTCGAGACACAAGTTCAAAGCAGAACTGGCGACCGTATTCTCATCCGCATTGAGAGCGTCAGAAAACGACTCCTGGATGAGGACAACCTTGTTTCCAAATATCACACAGACCTTTGCCGATACTCTGGACTCATACCTTCGGACGCGCCGGGAGTATGCAAAATTGAAACAAGCCAACGCAAAGCCGAGAAAGGCGAAGAGGAGAGGACGGAGATAACCATTACCTACCCGTGAAAACACTTACAAACCCTACAGTTTAAAAGGAATCAATTATGAGCGACCAAGACAATGAATCATGGTGGGCAGGTCAAGCCGAGAAAACCAGAGGCGAGGCCGAACCAAAGCGAAGGGTGTATCGCTGCCGCGACCGGATGTGCGGAGGAGAGGACTGCGCGACGTGTTACGGCGAGCAGGCAGCAAGTGATTTTGTAAACCAAGAAGAACAATGAGCGAAGAACTACAAGAGCGCACCGAAGCACTCCGTCGCATGGTCGAGACGAGAGACTTAATTATTGCAGACCTGGAGCGCGAGATCCGCGAACTGAACGCGATGCTGCACGGCGTTCCTGATCCGTCGTAGCAATATCGCGGATGATGGAAAAAGAATCGCCAATGGAAAACTTTCGCTTGATATGCAAAGCGGTTCGCATATTCTTCAAATAATCTATGACAACGAAAACAAAAGAAACCGACTACTCGACATTTATCGAGCGCAAATCGCAACTCGGCAGCTCCGCGGGATTTGAGCCGCTCTTCATGCCTGACTTCCTGTTTCCGTTCCAGCGGGCGCTTGTCGAGTGGGCAGTTCGCAAGGGCCGGTGCGCGATCTTTGCAGACTGTCTCGCTGGCGAGACGATTATCCATTCACCGGACGGCGATATTTCCATTGCCGATGCCACCCGTCGCGGGACGCCGATGCGCGTTTTTACTAGAGATGGCGAGCGGATGGCAACTGCGCCGTGGATTAACGGCCACGGGGCGCTTTTCGAGATTCAAATGCAATCCGGCGCTTGTATTACCGCCAGCGCGGGACATCGAATGCTTACGCCTACCGGATGGACGCGCGTTGATGCGCTTTCGCCCGGCGCAGTCCTTCTGCGATGCGACGCTTCCCGCTTTCAGTCCATCGCGGGACGCGGCCCTTTAGTTCATGCCGGAGATGATCGGCGTTCTGCTCGAACAGTTGGAGATTCTCAAGGCGGTTATCGTCACGGACTCCGTTCCGATGATGCACTACTTCTTTCGCGGTCAGATACCGCCCCAAGTGCGACTCCATCACGAGGCGATGCTCGCGGACGTAGCCTTTTCCGCGTGCATTCGGATGATCTGGACGATAGCTACAAACGTAGCCATCACGATCAACATACCGCCCGCCTTTCCATGATGGATTATCGGACCGCGTCGGAAACCGATTATGCGGCTGGCGCGGAATGCCGAGACGCTTCATTAGCTCCCACACTCCTTTCCAGTTGCGACCAATCGCCGCGCCAATGTCGGGAGTTCGCATTCCAGTCGCGGCAAGATCGCGAATGCGTTGGATTGTCGGTGGATCGAATGTCAGCGGGCGTCCGGTTCTCATATTGCGAGACCATAACCGCAATCCGTTATATTCGCAACGACTATCTTTATGATATGCACGTTCCTGTTTCCGAGCACTTTCTAGCAAATGGCTTTTGGGTTCACAATTGCGGCCTCGGCAAAACGCCGATGCAACTTGTATGGGCGCAAAACGTAGTGGAGCGGACGTGCAAGCCCGTCTTGGTGCTGACTCCGCTTTCCGTTGGCGCGCAGACGGTGCGCGAGGCGGAGAAGTTTGGAATCGAAGCAAAGCAATCCCGCGACGGCCATGTTGCCGCACCAATCACGGTGACAAACTACCAGCAACTGCACAAATTCGACTGGCAGCAATTCGGCGGCGTTGTGTGCGATGAATCAAGCATCCTCAAAAGTTTCGACGGAGCTATCAAAAGCCAGGTCACAGACTTCATGCGGAAGCTGCCTTACAGGCTTCTTTGCACCGCGACCGCAGCTCCTAATGACTACATCGAACTCGGGACTTCTAGCGAGGCGCTGGGAGAATTAAGGCGCGTCGAAATGATGGCGCACTTCTTCAATCACGACGGAGGCGACACGTCTAAATGGAGACTGAAAAAGCACGCAGCAAAGGGCGCTTTCTGGCAATGGATTTGCTCATGGGCGCGCGCTGTTAGGCGTCCTGAGGATGTAGGATTTCCAGGCAAAGACTACATTCTGCCAAAGCTGACCACAGTTGAGCATATCGTAACATCAAGCGCGGCCAACCCAGACTTCCTTTTCGACATGCCTGCCGTCGGATTAGACGAGCAAAGGAAAGAGCGCAGGCGCACAATCAACGAGCGATGCGAGATGGCCGCGAGTCTTATCACCGCCACAGACAAACCCGCGCTAGCTTGGTGTCACCTCAACGAAGAAGGGAATCTGATTACCAAGATGATTCCCGATGCTGTCGAGGTATGCGGATCAGATTCGGATGAGTTCAAAGAGGAAACATTCGAGGCGTTCTGTTCGGGACAAATCCGAGTCATCGTAACAAAGCCAAGCATTGCAGGCATGGGACTCAACTTTCAGCATTGCTCACATCAAACCTTTTTCCCGTCTCACTCATTCGAGCAATGGTATCAGAGCATCCGAAGAAGCTGGAGATTCGGTCAAAAGAATCCTGTGCGAATAGATGTTATTTCCAGCACTGGAGAGTCAGGAGTCCTAAACAACATGAAGCGAAAGGCAGACCAAGCCGATGCGATGTTCGCCAAAATGGTCGAGCTAATTAATCAAGAAATCAAAATTGAAAAACAAAAACCGCATACAACCCAACAAGACACACCAACATGGCTATCCTAAATCAAACCATCAAAAACAAATACGCGATCTACAACGGAGACTGCATTTCCGTAATGCAAGACTTGCCAGATGCGTCAGTGCATTTCTCATTGTTCAGTCCTCCTTTCGCGGATTTATATTGCTATTCGGACAGCCCGATGGACTTGGGCAACTGCAAAAACTATGAGGAGTTCTTTGTCCACTTTGGATTCGTCGTTGAGCAACTGGCTCGCATCATTAAGCCGGGCCGAAACTGCGCGGTTCACTGCATGGATATTCCAGCAATGAAAGAGCGCGATGGATTCATCGGCATCAAAGACTTCTCAGGTGACATCATCCGACTATTTCAAAAGCACGGCTTCATCTATCACTCCCGACACACGATCTGGAAAGACCCGCTCATCGAAGCCACGCGCACGAAGGCGCTGGGCCTAATGCACAAGCAACTTCAGAAAGACAGCACACGCTCGCGCGCGGGACTGCCGGACTACTTGCTCGCATTTCGCAACGCTGGCGAGAATACGATCCCTGTGACTCATCCCGATGGACTAGAAAGCTATGCCGGCAGCGAAGCGATGCCGCGGGCTGATGGCATCAAGCGGTCGCACAACATCTGGCGCGCATACGCATCGCCGGTCTGGATGGACATTCGCCAAACCAACACGCTGAACGCCAAGGCCGCGCGCGAAGCAGACGACGAAAAGCATTTGTGTCCGCTCCAGCTCGACGTGATCGAGCGCGCCTGCGTCCTCTGGAGCAACCCTGGCGAGGTAGTGTTCACGCCGTTCATGGGTGTAGGTAGCGAGGTTTATGGCGCGGTGATGAACGGTCGCAAGGGCCTCGGTGTTGAATTGAAAACAGCTTACTACAACCAAGCCGTGCGAAATCTCGCCGCGGTCGAAAGCCACGTTGAACAAGAATTGATCCCTGTATGAAAACACCAGAACAACTCCACGCCCATCAAGCATCACTCCCACCGCTCCGCAGTTACTTCATCGTATGGGAGCGGCCTCATGGCAGCTACACTTGGACGCAAATCGGCGACATGTTCACAGAGCGATTCGACGCTAACGAGTTTGCAAGGAACCGCGTTGATCACAAGGAAAGGCCGATCTGCGATTGCGTGGTTAGTGAATGTAATATGCAGCGGATGCCGACGCCCGAGGGCAGCGAGCCAGTGGCGTTGCTGGCAAAGTTTGAGGAAATTGATCAGCTGTATTATGGAAAGGGACACGCCCGGTGAATACGTTATTCGACTGGCAGGCCGAGAGGGACTCCGCGCTCGAAACAGTAGAGCGCAACGCAGGCGAGGAGTTCAAGGCGCGAGCGATGGCGTTCGCTATCAACTGGATGACAGGCAAAGGCATTGTCTCAGGCGAGGACATAACCGACGCGTGCAAGGCCGCAGGCATCGTCCCGCATGAGGATCGGGCCTTCGGGCCTGTCTACCTCGCGCTCGCACGGCAGGGTGCCATTGTGCGCGTTGGCTACATTAGCCGTCGCCGTGGACACGGTGCGCCTGCACCTGGATGGAGGTTGACATGAGCTTTACTTTTGATCTATGACTACCACTGAACGAACAGAATACGACAGCCTGTGCCTACTCTGGCACGCTACGGAGCCGATGACGGAAGAACAGACCGCGCGAATGAATGAGCTTCACGAAAAAACGATGCCAAAAAAGGTCGAAATTTTCTCGCACGGCGGCGGCACGCAAAGCGCGGCTATCACTGCGCTAATCGTCCAGGGCAAACTGCCTAAGCCTGACTTCGTTTGCATCGTGGACACAGAGCGCGAGCGGCAAAGCACTTGGGAATATCTGGACGCGGTGATTCGGCCCGCGCTGGCGTCGGTTGGGCTGGAGGTTCATCGGATTCGTAAAAGCGAGTGGGGAAGCAAGCCGCCTCACGGAATGGACTACCTTAGCCATAACGAAAATACCATGTTGCTTCCGGCGTTTTCTTCGCAGTCTAAAGAAGTTGGAAAAATGCCGGGCTTTTGCTCAAAAACATGGAAGGTAGAAACCATGCGGAGATTTTGCCGAGAAAATCTAGGCGTTTCATCTGGATTACAACGGCAATGGATCGGATTCAGCCTGGACGAATCGCGCCGCGCCGTCCGCATGATGAACGGCGAAGACTACAAAGCCGGGCTGATTCGCTTCCCGCTGATTCACGACGTGCCGCTGCGTCGTCAAGCCGCCATTGCGGTTGTCGAAAAGATGGGCTGGCCAACCCCGCCGCGTTCCGCCTGCTGGATGTGCCCGAACCAAGGCGACCACGAATGGCGCGACTTAAAAGCAAACAGTCCAGCCGAGTTTACCGCCGCTTGTGCGCTGGAAAAGGAAGTGCAGAAAAAAGACCCGTTTGCGTGGTTTCATTCGTCCTGTGTGCCGCTGGGGCAAGTGGACTTCACCGCGCCGGATGACTTGTTTGCGGATCGTGCCTGTTCAAGCGGAGGATGCTTTACATGAACGATCCACAAATCACCGCCGAGCTAGCCGCCGAGCGTGCTACACCGGAGACAGACGCTGTTTGGGCTGACAAAAGCCGCAACATCCTCACGCACTCCGAGAACCTTGAGCGCCAGCGGGATGAGGCAGTGGCCGAGCTATCCGCCGAGCGAGTCGCACGAAAGGCACTGACCAAGGCGCTGCTGATCTGCATCAGGTATGCCGACTCCAGCGCAGACACGGAACAGGCTCACGCTGCTCTGGCACTCGCTGCGAAGCTGCCGTGAGTTGACAACCCGCGAGAGATAGGCTAAAAACAAACATCTCTCCGAGCGTTAGCGCGCTCCAATCCTGGCGGCTTTGGCCGAACCGTTCTGCGCGCTAACGCAGACGGAGGCTTTACACCAAAAAAACTATGAC